CCTGGCCGCCAAGCGTCAGCCCGCCTAGGGCGAAGCGGAAGAGGCGGAAGCCGATCCCGAGCAACCGCAGGAGGAAGACCCCGAGGCCGAGGCTGAAGCCCCGACCGAGGACGAAGATCCCGAAATCGACCTCGGCGACCTAAAGCTCAAAAAGTCCGAGCTGCGCGCCGGGTACATGAAGGACGCAGATTACCGTCGCAAGACGGCCGAAGCCGCAGAAGCCAAGCGTGAAGCGCAGGCTGTGCAGGCCCGCATCCAGCAGGAGCGTAGTCACTACGCCAACCATCTGGACGTGGTGCTCAACAGCCTGCAGACGCAGCTCATCGGTGATCAGGCCGCGCTTGCCAAGCTGGCGCAGGAAGACCCGGCAGCATGGGTCGCCGAAAACGCCAAGTTTCAGCAGCGATACGCCCACTACCAGCAGGCCGTCCACGAACGCCAAGCCCTCGCCCAACGCCAGCAGGCGGACAGCGATGCGCAGCTCGCGGAATACGCGCGTGCGGAACAGGCGGAGCTGGCCAAGAAGTTGCCCGAGTGGCGCGATCCGAAGGTTCGGGAGAAGGAATCAACGGAACTCGCCCAGTACCTAATCCGGCAGGGCTATTCGCAAGACGAACTCGCCAGCCTGCAGGACCACCGCGCGCTGCTGATCGTGCGTGACGCTGCCAACTGGCAGAAGCACCAGGCATCGCTCGCTGCGGCAAAGGCGAAGCAGGCACCTAAAGAACCGGCCAAGCCGCTCAAACCCGGCGCGGCCCACCAAAACCAGCCGTCCAGCACCGCCTATAACGACGCCCTCAAGCGCGCCCGACGAACGGGCAGCGAAGAGGATGCGATGGCGCTCTTGGCGGCACGACGGAGCAAATAAGCAATGGCCATTGTCGCCAATACCTTCACCACGTATTCCGCTATCGGCATGCGTGAAGACCTGTCGGACGTGATCGACAACATCTCGCCGACCGTCACCCCGTTCTACTCGATGCTCAAGAAGGGCAAGTGCGCCTCGCGTTACTTCGAATGGCAGACCGATGCTCTCGCCGCTGCGGCTAACAACGCCCAGCTCGAAGGTGACGACGTGTCCTCGTTTACCGCCGTTACCCCGACCGTGCGCTACGGCAACTATTGCCAGATCAGCACCAAGAACTTCGTGGTGTCGCGCACCGAGAACATCGTGGACAAGGCCGGTCGCGACAAGGAAGTTGATTACCAGACCGTCAAGAAGACCAAGGAGATCAAGCGCGACGCGGAAGTCGCCCTGATCCAGAACCAGACCCTCAACGCGGGTGCGACGGGCACGGCTCGTCAGACGCGCGGCCTGGCGGGCTGGATCCAGCAGGGTTCGGTCGGTGGTGGCACGGGTGCGTTCCCGATCGTGTCGTCCAACACCGCTCCGGTGGCGGGCACGGCGCGTGCCTTCTCCGAAGCGCTGGTGAAGGCAGCCATGCAGACCGCGTACACCGCGGGCGGCCAGCCGACCACGCTGCTGGTGCGTCCGTCCGACAAGGTGATCGCGTCGAGCTTCGCCGGCAACGCGACGCGCTTTGAGAAGGTCGAAAACTCGACCATCACGGGCGCGTTCGACTTCTACGTGACCGACTTCGGCACGCTGAAGATCGTGCCGGACCTGTTCATGGACGCGGCCGCGTACCTGATCGACCCCGACCACGTCTCGCTGAAGACGCTCGACCCGCTGAATCGCTCGCCCCTGGCGAAGACCGGCGACGCCGAGAAGATGTTGCTCACCTGGGAGTACGGCCTCCAGATGGACAACCTCAACGCCCACGCGCAGATCCGTGACCTGACCTAAGCGTGACCTTGGCGGGCTGGCCTTCGGGCTGGCCCGCCTTCTTCTGGAGGATTCATGGCTGTCATTGCTTGCAACAACCCCACCACGGCCAGCGGTAACTGTCCGATTTACCCGGATGGCGGCCTCGCGGTCACTCCGAGCGATACCGACACCTTCAAGCAGGCGGTGGGCATCCAGGTTGGCGGCGCGGGCGCCATTGCCGTCGTTCCGGCCAATGGCAATGCGGCCGTCACCGTGACGCTCCCGGCGGGCGGCATCTGCCCCTTCCGCGTGATTCAGGTGAAGGCCACCGGCACCACCGCAACCTCGATCGTGGCGTTCTACTGATGAAGACGACCGGATTCTGGTAGGAGGGCGATCGGTACATCGAGCGCAACTCGCAGGACATCGAGCCAGTGATCGAGGTCGTCAAGTCGCTGCAGAACGCCAATGCGGTCGGATCGTCGGAAATGCGCCACGCGGCCAAGATTCCGACATCGACCATCGAGAATTACCTGAAGACCAATGGCATCACCTTCCATGAGTTCATGGCCAACCCGGCCCATGCGAAGGCAATGCTCAACGATCCAGCGCTGTCGGGCCTGCGAATCTGGAAGGGACGCGTCTAAGTGATTACCGACTACGATTCGCTGCAGCAGGCCATCGCCGATCTGCTGGCCCGCGCTGACCTCTCGACCTAGATTCCGACCTTCATCCAGCTTGCCGAGGCGCGACTAAACCGCGACCTGCGGGTGAGCGCGATGCAGGCCAGTCTCACGGGCACGGTCGCCGCGGACAACACGATCGCGCTGCCGGCGGACTGCCGTCAGGTGCAGTCGCTGCGGATCAACGTCGGGGGCGTGTACCAGGAGCTGCACCCGCTGCCGCCGGAACGCCTGGCGGACACGATCACCAGCGCCTATCCGGTCGGCTACGTCACCGTGGGCCGGGTGGCGACGCTGATTGGCGGCAACGGCACGCCGGACTTCGCGCTGACCTACTTTCAGGCCGTGCCGGCGCTCAGCGATGACGCGCCGATCAATTGGCTGCTGCAGCGCGAGCCGGGCCTGTACCTATACGCCACGATTCTGGAAGCGGCCGGATGGATCCGTGATGGCGACATCGCCGATGTGGCGACGCGGCAGTACGTGAGCCTGATGGAAGGCGTGACCGCCGAGGATGTGGGCGCGCGCTACGGCAACGCGCCCGCGATCGGCAATCCGATCCGGAACGCGCCGTGAGGGTGCCGCTCAAGGGCTTGGCGCCGGACCTCGATCCGACCACGCCAGGCGTCATCGTGGACGGCGACGCGATCGTCCCGACGCTACAGGGCATCGCGGCGGCCAATTCGCTGGCAGCCACGGGCCAGCCGGCGCTGGCGGCCACGCCGACGAGTTCGTACGCGACGCTGCTGCTGGACGGCACCAAGCGCATGTTCGCCAGCACGGCGACCAAGATTTACGAAGCGTCCGGGGGCGTGTGGACAGACCGCTCGCGCGCGGGCAACTACTCGGGCTCACAGCGCCAGCGGTTCTGCGTGTTCGGCAACAACGTGCTGAACGCCAACCGCGCCGAAGCGATCGGGCAGGCGGCTCCGGGCGGCGCCTTTGCGGACATCTCGGGCGCGCCGAAGGCATCGATCCTGGTCTCGGTGAACGGCTTCGTGATGGCGTTCGATACCACTGATGCGACCTACGGCGATCGCCCGGACGGCTGGTGGTGTTCGGGCCTGCGCGATCAGACCCTCTGGACGCCTTCTGCCTCCACCCAGGCGGCGAACGGTCGGCTTCTCGATACCCCGGGCCGCATCACGGCCGGTGCGGCGCTGGGCCTCAATGCGGTGGCCTACAAGCCGACCAGCATGTACCTCGGCACCTACGTCGGCCCGCCGCTGATCTGGGCGTGGCAGCGCGTGCCGGGCGAAGTGGGCTGCTCGGGCGCGGAATCGGTCGTCGCAGTCGATTCGCGGCACTACTTCGTCGGCCCGAACGACTTCTATGTCTTCGACGGCAACGTCCCGCAGCCGCTCAATGCGCCGTTGCGGGAGTGGTTCTTCAACGATCTGAACCAAAGCTACCGCGCCAACATCATCGGCGCCGTGGATCTGCCGCGGTCGTTGATCTACTGGTACTACCCGAGCACCGATTCGGCCAGCGGCGCGCTGGATTCGGTGCTGATCTACAACTTCCGGACCGATCAGTGGGGCAAGCAGGCGCGCAGCATCTCCGTGCCGGTGCAATACACGTCCGGCGCGGTCACGTACGACGGGCTGGGCACGAGCTACGCGACCTACGACGCGCTGCCGGCGATTTCCTACGATTCGCCGTTTTGGGCGGCTGATCAGACGGTTCCGGCCGTGTTTGTGGGCACGTCGCTCTACTCGCTCACCGGCTCGCCGGGCGCGTCCTGGCTGCAGACGGGCGCCTTCGGCGACATGACCGATTACACGTTCCTGAAGCGCGTCACGCCGCGGTATCGGGCCACGCCGAGCAGTGGCACGGCGACCAACTACTACCGTGACACGCTCGGCGAGACGGCAACGCAAGACAGCACCGTCACCATGAGCCGCAAGCGCTACGACTTCCGCCGCTCGGCCCACTGGCATAGCGTCCGGCTCGACCACACCGGCTCGGCAACCCTCGACGGGCTCGACGTGGACATCGGCGGGGCGTCGAAGGAATGAAGCTCCCCGAGTCCTACCTGCCCAGCGATATGCCGGGGCTGGTGCGCCAACTGAGCACGCTCTGGCGCAGCCTGCAGACACTGGTCGGCACGCTCGATTCGGGCAACTACACGCCCGCCACGACGCTGACGACCAACGTCACCACCGCCACGGGCTTCTCGGGACAGTGGCAGCGGGTGGGGAACACGGTCACGGTCAGCGTGCGCGTGGACGTGACGCCAACGGCGGCGGGCACGGTCGTTGTCGGGCTGGCCCTGCCGGTAACGCCGAGCTTCACCAACTTCAGCGATTGCGCGGGCTGCGGTACGGCGGTGCAGGGCACCAATTACCTCGCGGTGGCGGTGAGCGCGGATCCAACCCCGGGCGCGGCGAAGTTCAGTTTCCAGGCGCCGAATACGTCCGTGCATCAGGTCTGGATGACCTTCACCTATCGGCTGTCCTGATGGAATTGACCCTCATCCCTCCGGCCGGTGTGCGCCAAGCGTGGCCGCTGATCCTGCCGTCCCTGCACGCGGTGCTCGCCAAGACGCAGGACGACTGGATCCCGGAGGACGTGTACCACGCGCTCAAGTCCGGCGAGGCGGCCTGCCATCTGGGCACCGGCCCACAAGGCTTCTGCGGCATCCTCGTCACCACGCGCACGCAAACTGAGTTCAGTGGCACCTCCGCGCTGCATGTGTGGATCGTCCACAACACGGGCGAGGCTGACGTGCTGGAAGCGGGACTGTCGATGCTCCGCGAGATGGCCAAAAAGGGCGGTTTCGCCCGCATCACCTTCGGTTCCCCGCGCCCCGGATGGGCCAAGCGGTTTCCGCTTGTGTCCGCCACCTATGAAATCCCGATGGAGACCTCCCCGTGAGTTCAGGCGGAAAGAAGCAAACTACCAGCACCACGGTCAACAGCAGCGGCCCTCCGGCGTGGGCGCAGCCGTACTACGAAAAGAACCTGCAGTCTGCGTTCAACTACTCGCAGCAGCCCTACACGTCCTACACCGGCTAGAGGGTGGCCGCCACTGGTCAGATGAACCCCTACGCGTCGAACCCTTACACCGATCAAATGGTGAAGCAGACGGAGGGCGACATCGCGCAGGCCTACCAGCAGGGCGTGCAGCCCTCGCTCATGGCGCAGTTCAACGCGGGCGGTGCCTATGGCGGCTCCGCGCACCAGCAGGCGCTGCAGGGCGCACAGGACGCCTACGCGCACCAGCTTGCCGAGGCTTCGACCGGCATCCGCGCACAGCAGGCCGACGCGCAGCGTGACGCCTGGAATCAGTTGATGGCGCGCCAGCAGGCCGCGCTCGACGCCAACTACGGTCAGTACCTCGACCAGCGCAATTTCAAGCAGTCGCAGATCGACACCATGACGCGTGCATTGGGGTCGATCATGGGAAGCAGCGGCAGCAGCTCATCCACTGGGCCGAATCCCAACTACACCAGCGCCGGCCAGAACGCGGCGACGTGGGCGACCATCATCGCTTCGATGTACGACTGAGGTACGTATGGCACTCATTGACCCGGCCTCCTATCAAAACATCGACTTCCCGCTCAACGCGCCATTGCTCACGCCGCGCGTTGCTCCCACGCCACTCTATGCGCGCCTGTTCGATCGCTTCGGCTCAGGGGCGGACCCGAACAGCCCTTATCAGTTGCGCGATGACGACAAGCGCAGGCTGTTCAAGTAGGGGCTGCTGCAGTTCGCAGCGGCCGTGTCGCGCCCTAACGGTGGCAATCTTGCCAACTCCATCGCGAGCGGCCTCCTGGCGGCTCGTCAGGGCATGGACGACGGCTCGCAGCAGTACGCCAATGACGCCTACCGCGCGGACATCATGAAGCGCACACAGGCGGAAATGGCGGCAAACACCGCCAAGCAGACCGCCTACGGCCACCTGTACGACGATCAGGGCAACATCAACCCTCAGGGCGAGGCGGAGGTGCGAAAGGCCGATCCGACGGGCTATCTGTCCATCCACGACAGGCTGCATCCACAAGAGACCGCATGGCAGCCGCGCGAAGTCACCTTCAACGGCGCGACAGGCACCGCCATGTACAACGCCAAGACGAACGAATGGCGCGCACTCGATGGGAGCCCGCTGTTCGGCGAAGGGCAGGCTGCTCCGCAGACGGGCGCCGCGGGCTCGCTGCTGGGCTCAGCCCTCGACAAGGCGGTGGAGTCGGTGGAGTCAGGCGGCAATCCGCTTGCCGTCTCGTCCGCGGGTGCAATGGGGCCGATGCAGACGCTGCCGGGCACGCTCCGCGATCCGGGCTTCGGCGTTGCGCCCGCGAAGGATGGCTCGGTCGCCGAGCAGCGTCGCGTTGGCCAGGATTACCTGCACGCACTCACCGGCAAGTACGGCGTGCAGGGTGGCCTCGCCGCCTACAACTGGGGCCCTGGCAATTGGGAGGCCGCGCTGGGTCGCTACGGCTCGCCTGACG